ACGGCATGTCTGTCACCAACGAAAGTTGGAGTACCAGTAAATGAACCGTTCATATCATATGATGCTGTGCCTGTAGCAAGAGCGCCTAGTGAACCTAGAACTTCTTGGTCGATTTCAGCAGTGATTTCCATAGCAAGTGCTGCCATGATTTCTGCTTCAACATCTAAGCCGTGCATTGAGTTAGCATCTTGTGCCGCTTCAAAAGTCCAACGTGCAGATAGTTTACGAGTTTTCGCTTCAACTGTTTGCTTAAGAACTTGAATTGACATTTTGTTACCAGCATCGCCTTCCATTGATGAAGTAGCCGCCGGAGCGTTTGTACCATCGCCAGAATATGATGTAGCAATATCAAAAGGTGATAATGCTTCTGAACCTGCTGTAGTTGAACCTACAGTTTCAGCGTATCTCACACGTAGTGTATGAATTTGTCCTACTGGACCAGTCATTGGTTGAACACCAATAATTTCGTTTGCAATAACAGTAGGCATTACACGTCTAATGATTGGTAAAATTACTTTGTTTAAAGTAGCAACGTTACCAGCCTGTGATGCACCTGCTGTAGCACTTTCTGTAAGTGCTGATTTTGTGTTTTCTAAAACTGATGACATTACGTCACGCTTGTTACCTTCTAAACCGTCTAGAAGTGTTTCACGAGTAGTGTCCCAATTTTTTCCTTCGAAAAGATTTTCCATCTTTCTCTCCTTTTTTTGGTTTCTTATTTAAGTCCAGCCAATTTCTTTAACTGGATTATGTTATTGGCATCGCTACCCAATGATTCTGGTGTTGAACTAACCATCTGTTCTTCACCTCTGTCACCAGTGTGTTCTGTTACTTTGCCTTCGTTTAACGATTGTTTTGCCTCTGATGAGACTTTTTCATTCAAAACTGCAGGTAAATATTTCTTAAATGCAGATTTTAAATTAGTTGTTTTTACTGTTTCAAGTAAATCAACCATAACATCACGCTTTTCTTTGCCTAGAGGCGATAAAAGACCTTCCATGACCTCTTTACGGTCCATTCTGTCTTCTAACACTTTCTGTGCAGTTTCGGCGCTTGTAATGGCTTCTTCTTTTGCAGTAATAGTTTCTTCCAACTTCGCAATCTTAGTAGCCGATTCTTCTAATTTCTTAGTAATCTTAGCAACTTCAGTTCCTTCACTCAATTGTGAAGTCATGAATTCGCCTGCGAATGTTTCAAAAATTTTACGGCCAAATTCGTTTTCTTTAGCCGCTTGAATATCCTCTTTAAGAACATTCAATTCAGAACGTAAAGCCTTGTCGATAGTCTTTTCTACCAATTCTGCTGAACGTTTGATAAATGAATTCTTAGTTTTAGTAAGAATCTCTTTACCTTCTGCTACCATGCGTACTTTAGTTTCCACTAAATCACGTTTGTCGTCATGGAATTCTGCTAGTTCACGTGACAATTGCTTAACAACGAATTCTTTAGTTCTATCTAAATGTTCGTTAACTTTTGTACGGTCTGCTCTCAGTTCCTTGACTTCGTTTGCTAGTTGAGAAGTAATGAATTTTTCAAGGAGTTTTGCATGTTCAGAAATTGCTTTCTTATATGCAACACGTTCTGCGATTAGGGCTTCACGGTCTGTTTTAAACTCATCCATTTCAGTTTTAATTGCTGTTGAAAGCATGTTATCCATGGCTTCTACAATTACTGATTTGTCGTGTTCAAACTTTTGTGCGAACTCTTCACGCAACTCGGCTGTTATCTCCTCTCTTGCTTCATTTATTTGTGCTTCCCAAGCCTCTGAAATTTGAGTTGAAACTTCTTCACTCAAAACATCTGACTCAAGTAGCCCAGCAAGGATTTCATTTTTTGCCATTGTTACTTCTCCTTCTCTTATTAAAGTTTAAGTTCTCTAATGAACTTAACTATTTCTTTAGACAAGTACTGTTGTGCAGACTTGTCGTTTTGAACATTTTGTGCTAGTTTCCATGTATCATAACCACCATTCATGTTCATTAATCCTTCGTATATTGCTTTTGGATATGCGTCCGGGGCACTTGGCTGTGCCACAATATCGACTGTAATAATTTCATAATTGCTCACGTTACCACTGTGGTCAACTTCACCAGAACCACGAGACGAGACACCTAAAGTGGCACCTGATTCGATTAGTGTTCTGATAATGTTACCCATTGGCGTAGGAACAATCTTTAGTTTACCAAAGCCGTTTGGACCATCCATCCACATATTTTCAATTATGTGTGAAACACGGTCAACGTTGACTGTCAATTCAGGTGGGTGGTCACACTCACCTAGAACTGGAAATCCTTCCTTGATTTTCGCTTGGACTGATTCCACTGCTCTTTTGATTTCTTTCACTGGGTATACTCGTTGGTTAGCATTCTTAACGTCACCTTGGACGAAAATGCCTTCCATGAACATACTCTTACTACCATCATCGCTTTCAACAATGCGTGATTGTACATTTGCTTGATTATGTGATAATCTTTCAATAAGAACTGTCATTGGTTTCTCCTAAAAAGAATTGTTACTTAGGCTTTGCTAGGTGCTGGCGCTTTTTTATTGCCAGGTACGTTAACATTACCCGTTTTCATGTCTTCTGCTTTTGCTGAACCGCCAGATGTGTTACCATCTACTTGTCCAACTGGTCCTGCGTCACTTTCGTCCGCACCACCGTCTTTTGCAACTGGTGAATCTTTATCACCATCTGCGCCAGGCTTAGCAGTTGCTGGAATAGAATACTCTTCCAACTTTTCTTCTGATTCTTCGTCTAAATCTTCAGTTGACGCTTCTTCTACTGGCTCTTCTTCAGTTTCATCTGCTTCTTCAACAACTTCTTCAACTGTCTCATCTGCTTCTGCTACTGCTTCTTCCATTTCTGGCTCTTCGATATCTAAATCAATTTCGCCTTCCATGTCGCCTTCTTCGCCTTCTTCTGATTCTGCTTCATCTTCGCCAGACATAATTTTTTCAAATTCTGCTTCTAGGTCAGATAATGCTGATTCTAAGTCTTCAACTCTGTCTTCAATTTCTTCAGCAGGTGCTTCTTCATCACTCATTTCTAAGTCATCTTCAGCCTCTTCATCTGAAACATCTTCATCATCAAAGATTTCTTCTGTTTCGATTTCGTCAGAATCTTCTTCGATATCATCGTTTAAAGATTCGACCTCTTCTGTTTCTTCAATTTCCTCAAGTTCTTCTTCTACAACATTGTCGCTTTCGTTTAAAGAATCCTCGTGGATTTGTCGTGCTTGTTCAACAACAAAGTCATGTAAAAGCGATTCCGCTTTTGCTGTCTCTTCGTTGATTAACAATTCTAGCACTTGTTCTAGTGTACTTCTTGACATTATAAGTCTCCTTAATAATATTTTCTTCATAGCCACTACAATTGCGGCAGGGTTATAGAAACGAACAAACTAATACTACATAAAATAGTAATAGTGGGTTTCATACACAAGTATTTATAGGGATTAGATGAGTATATTGACAATATACTCGAAAATGAGTGATTTTTACGGTTTTCTCCGTAGAACCTAATTTATTTAGTAAAATTCAAGGTTTGTTAAAACTATACTTAATATTGAAAAATATAGAATTATAAGTCTAATTCGCCTGCACCACCTGACGGTGATGCATCATCAGAACCGCCATATTGCTTTTTGACTTGCTCATCTTCTGATGCTTTCTGAAACTTTCTGTACTCTCTTACCTTTCTAAGTTTAGAAAGGTGGTCAAGAGTCAACCGAATTTTGCGAGTATCTTCTAAATCGATAGCCGTAAAGTCGTCATCTTCAGGATTATAATTTTCATTTATTTCAATATATTTCATACTAGTATTTATGCATCCTCGTCTGTTTCTGGTTCTGCATTCTCATCACCAGAAATTACTGAGCCTTCAGCATCTTCGTCTTCTAAGTCATCAAAGTCTTCGCCGCTAGTATCAAAGTCACCACCTGTTGGTCCCGGTGAGGCACCTACGCCTTTAAGTCCGTCATCACTTCCTTTAAGTGGGTCATCAACATTGTTCTCTTCTTTCCATAGCATTGAGTTTTCTAAGATTTCTTCTTCAGATAATCCTAAGAAACGTTTCATTGCAAAACGTTTACTGATATAATCAGCCGCTTCTACACTCGTAAATACATTCATTGCTACTTGGTCTACTTCTGCTTGACGATACTTACCGAAGTTCTGAACAACATTAAATGATAAGTCAAAAGAACTACTTTCAATCGTAACACCACGGTGTTTTAAGAACATCTTAAATTCTTTATCTAGTTCTTCAACAATAAGTTGTTGTAGTCTTTCACAATATTTTGTAAATCTAAACTCTTGTATCATTGCTGTGCCAGTTCTACCATCGTTAAATGCAGAACCATTTGCATCCATACCACCCAAATAACTTGGTGGAACACGCAAACCTCTTAATAGTTTATCGTTAAAGAACTTCAAGTCATCAATCTGACCTAAGTTCTCACCACCTGGCAGTGTTTCAACTTTAGAACCACGACCCTCGGCTGTTTGAGCAAAGAAGTAATCTTCCATAATTGATAATGGATTGTATGCACTATCAACAACGTTAGCACCACCACCAGTTTTAGATGGGATTCTACGTTGATGAATTTCATTCTTAATACGTTCTAAGTGTTGACGTGCTTTATGAGTTGGCATATCACCAACATCAATATAAAATACTCTACGTTCTGGCGCACGTTGTACACGATAGATAATGATAGAGTCTTCTAGTAATTCTTTTTGCTTATATACTTTAAATACAGGCTCAAGCATACTTGTGCCGAAAGGCCAGTATTGGTCGATACCTTCACTTAAAGATACATGAATAACATGCTTGGCATCAATTGCCGTTGTAGTCACATCATGTGCGAAACGTGAACCTTCTGGAGCACCAGAAGAATAACTTTGTTGCATACCAGCAGTTGAGTTAGGAATACCCATCTTTTGGTTGCCTGTCTGTGATAATTTAACTGTGTCTGCTGTAATGTTAAGACTTTGCATATTGATGTCTAAATCTTTAATATAATATGCTTCAATCTTTTTACCTTTGCCTTCATTTACAACAACTTTTTCAACTTTTGATGGATTTACCCAATATAGTTTATATGTTTCTGGGTCTCTTACGAATAATTGGTCACCATATTTGACTGTATTTCTAAAAATTCTAAAAATACGTTGATTCATTTTATTCATTGAACACCACTGACGTAGTGATTTTTGAAGAACTTCGTTTTCAGTAAACGATGGGTCATCATTGTATTGAATGTTAAATGGTAGTTTAGTAGTTTCACTAAACAACGTGGAAAATTCTGCGATTGTGTCTAACGCCGCATTAACTTCTGAATCCATGTCCATTTGGTCATATTGCCCATATCTTTGGGCTCTATTGGGTTGTCCCATATAGACTTCTGGTAGCCAACTGCTATATTTTGAACTCGAAGCATTGTTTGATGCTGGTCCAGATTCTACGGATGGGCGCGGAACACCATCATATGTTTTAAAGTACTTTTTCCAAGTCATAATTTTATCCTAATTCTATTTATATTAACATATCCTGTGTTCATTGTCAACCCTATCCTATATCTAATTCTCACCCAACTGATTTAAAAGTTGTTGAAGTGCGCCCAACGTCTTGTCTAGAGTTAATTTGAGTGAATCATCTAAGGCATTTCTATTATCAGGATTAAGCGCCCGAGTATTAAGCAGTGTTTGTACAACTGATTCAAACTCTAATTTTCGTGCTTCAATATCAGTTTTTGTGAGTTTGTCCTTATTATCTGTAAGTTGCTTAATCATGGCAGCACTTTTGTTAGCAAATGCATCTACTGAATCTTGATTTTTTGTACGGTTGGTGGTGCCTGCCGATTGATTTGTGAACTCAGATGCAGTTATTATATCGGCATTATCTGCATTGCCAAGTGATAATATTGTTCCCGAAACCTCAGCAACTTTCAACATCTGTCTTGCAAACCAACTTAGTGTTCTATCAGTTGTAGTTCCTACATTATTCATAGTATCGATTAAATTTCCACTTGCTTGTAATGAGTCTGCCGCTTGTTCGGCGAATTTTCTCTGTGTTTCTGTTAGAAGTTCCATATTTTTAGTAAATCCAGGCATAACATCGTTCATCGCTCTCTCCATCGCATTTGCGGCCTGTAGTTGTGCGTCTCTGAATTTTACAACTGCGGAATCTTCTCTACCGCCAGCAGATATACCTTTTGAGATATCAGACATATTTTGTGCTAGTTCATTCATTTGTGCCAACTGAACTAAAATTCTTTCATCTGATATTGCTAATCCTCTTGAGGCTCCTCCACTATAACGTTCTAATTCACGTGAAACAAATTCAGGCATGCTTGTTGCCATAAAACTTTGAAATTGTGAATCACCGCCATTTTGTAATTGTGCCGCGGCTTCATTAACAAATTTTATCATTTCCATTCCTAGTGGAGTCTGTGAAGTATCTTGAAATTGACTTGTCAACTGAAACATCTGGTCAGAACCTGCTCCCAATCTTGCGGCTAACAAGTCTGTTAGTGGATTATCAACACCACCCATCATTTGCATTGCATTTCTAACTGAATCTTGTGTTGCCTTATCAAGCGTTAATAACATACCCTTTTCAGCAAAGCCTAGGCTATCCTTCAACAAGTTCGCCGCGTCTTCCATTGAAATTTTTAATACATTTGAAGTTGCTTGAACATTAGACATGAAACTATCCATTCCATCTCTTAATTCTCGGTCAGACCTTCCTTGAAGTTGACCAGCGACACGTAACGTGTCTAAATAATTTCCTGCAATGCCGGCAACTTGACCGAATTCCATTGCAAATTCTTCCATTAGTCCACCTGGTCCCCTAGCCATACTATTAACAAAGTCTAACGTACTCTTTACACCCAACACGCCAACAGTTTTTGCAAAATCTTTAGTGAATTCTGCGGCCATACCAAAAGTAAATCCAGTATCACTAACTGTTTTTGCTACTGAAATGAATCCGTCATTGAGAGAATCTAATCCACCTAATAAACCTGATGTACGAAGTTCTTCTGCAAAATCAAATCTCTGTTCGAATCCGACTTTTGTAGCCTCTTGAACAGCCTCTGCCATTCCAAGAACTGAGGCTAATGCCGCCGTCATTTTTTCGTAGCCTCTTGCTTGTTTTTCACCTTCAAGTGTTTGTACTGCCTCTTCTTTACTAAGACCGGCTTGCATCAGTTGTTTTAACTGCACTTCTGCTTTTCTTTCTTCTCTGGCATTCTTTACTATTTGGTCAGTCAGTCCATCTACTCCCATTACGATACCTTGAAGACCTTTGAGATGTCTACTTAAAACGCCTTGAGTTTGAGTATTCTGGGCTTGTTCCTGCTTTTGGCCTCTAGTGACTTTGACTCCATTCTGTCTAAGTTCGTCACCAACTTTCTTAAGTTCTTTTGAAGACAGAGACCCACCACCCTTTACTGCATTGAGTAATTGAATGATTGAAGCATTTTGTGTCGAAATTTGTTTTAATGTTCCTGCAATTTTCGATGCAGTAGCCTCAGTAGACCACTGGGCAATACTGCCACTTATGCCCGAAATAAAAACATCTTGTTCGTCTGCCATGAAAACCCTCTAAATTATGTTATAAAACTACGTAGTTATTCTCAAAGATAAATAATTAAGATAGTTATGTATATACTTAATTATTAACTTATTATACTGTATTTATCAAAGGACAAACAAATGAACACCAATGAGAACCCATTATCAAAATATTTCCGTAAACCGGGAATATATGTACAAATTCCAACCGGTGGCAGATTTAATCCAGAAATAGAAAAAACTGTATTGGACGAGTTGCCTATACTTCCGATGACCGCAATTGATGAGATATCAATGCAGAATCCTGATGAACTACTTAACGGCGAGGCACTCGTAAACCTCATCAAAAGTTGTGTTCCAGCGATTCCCAATCCAAGAAATCTATGCAATGTTGATGCTGAAATGATATTTCTTGCAATCAAATATGCAACATATGGCAAAGATGTAGAACACACGCACACTTGTTCTGAATGCAAAGAGAAGGCAGATTACAACATAGATATCAATCATATTCTTGAAAAGTTTCCAGATATTACTGAAATTCCAGCAATTGAACATGAAGACCTAAAGATATTTGTAACTCCGCCAAAATTAGACAGTCTAACGAGACTGGCTCTAATTGAAGTAGAACAAGCCCGTATATTAAACAAAATCAAAGAAACAGCAGAAGGCGTTGAAGGTGATGAGGTAGAAATGGCAAAACAATTTGCTATTAGTTTCAGAAAAGTATCAAGACAGAACATAGACCTATTAATGAGTTCTATCGATAGAATCGAAACACCTACCGAAGCCATTATTGACAAAAATGTCATTATGGAGTTTATGGAAAATGTTCCAACCAACATTGTTTCTAAAGTAAACGAGGCAGTGGGTGTTGCAACACCAAATTTAAAGGACATATCAACGTTCGAATTTACTTGTGAATCATGTAGTCACAAAGAAAAAGTAACGTTTGAATTGAATCCTGTAAATTTTTCCTCGGCTGGTTAAAGACTGCCAGCGACACTGAAGTAACAGAGAGACAAGAGTCTTATAAGAAATCACTTGAATCTCTACACAAAAATCTGTACAAACTGTCTTGGTATATGCGAGGTGGCGTCAGTATATCTGAAATCCATGATATGCCCGCTAATCATATAAAATATCTAAATGAGATAGTAAGTGACAACTTTGAGTTGAGCAAATCTGCTGGCGTACCTATTTTATAAAAAATACAAAAAAAGTTACAAAAAGGGTTGACATCTCTTTTTCATTATGTTAGTATGGTCAACATAACTAATACAAATCGATTCAAAAACCATTTTTAATTCTAATACAACTCCCCCAAAGGCTAATAATGATTCTAATAAAACAATACATAGTGGAACTGTTAGTCGGGTTGCCGACTCGGGATTGAGGGCGTATATTATACATACGTTCGGATAAGTTGGGTGAACTCCGACACTGCTTCTCGTAAACCACACAGACTGTTTGTAACATAAAACATTTGTTACTCTAAAGGTAATGAATGACTAGTATTTACCGTACAGAAATGTACACACCGCTGGTAGATTAAAAATACTACCAACTTTGATTAAGTTTTATTCTATGTGGATTAATCAAAGTGCCGTTGGGTCGAAAGACGCAATACTAAGTTAAGAGGGAATCGCCAACCGACCTCGCCGTAACTAGCGGCTAACTTAGACATGGAATCTGATGAACTTGACAAGTATCAGCGATTGCCCCATGGATGGGCAATTGTGTCTTCCAAACTGACAAGCGAATAAACAATAAATAATATTTAAATGGAATAAACAAATATCAAGGAAATCTTCTTTGAGTGGAACGAAAAGAAATTTCCGAAGATATTAGGTCTTTAGACCTATTAAAATGAGAACACCATGAGTGAATGGACATATAAAAATAAAGTTGTAAATGAATTACCTGAGAATGTTGAGGGATTTGTATATCTTATTACGAATCTTACAAATAACAAAAAGTACGTAGGTAAGAAGTTAGCACGATTTAAGACTACTAAACCACCTCTTAAAGGAAGAAAGAATAAAAGACGTGGTTATAAAGAAAGTGATTGGAGAACCTATTGGGGTTCTTCTGACCATTTAAATGCGGACGTAAAAAAATTAGGTCCCGATAAATTTTCACGTGAAATTCTACACTATTGCCCGAGTCGAGGCGCATTAAGTTACGTAGAAGCCAAAGAACAGTTTGACCGTAGAGTACTTGAAACAGATGAGTACTATAATGGTATTATCAATGTACGAGTGGGAAGTTCGAAAATTCTTACTGAGTATCTAAACAGCGTTAAGAAGAAAGTATAGGCGCTAACAGCCACTGATAGATTCCTATCCCATCAATCAATAAGAAAAACATATTCTGTACAATCAGAGGCTTATCTTTAAGTATCAAAAAAACGTAGATAGCAATTATATGTCCTGTTGCAAATAAAGGAAATGCATATTTGGATTCTGGAATATTCAAAGATATTAAAGTACCAGCACATACAAACATGAATGTTGCTGACCATTTTATTTTTTCTATTGTTCGTGGGGATAACATTATTCTACTCTCTAAACCGTGATATCTATATTTAGGTAAAAGAAAAACCCTGCACCATTTCTGATACAGGGTTCTCCGCCTTACTCCTTTTTGTGCTTTTTTCAGTGGTACGTTAAGGTCTAACCCACCCACTCTCTTTAAGAGAGCAAAGCAACAAGTACCAGTGTCGATGAGAGAGGTTTAGAGGAGACATAGGCACCCGTTGATTATATAATATTAACATACTGGACTATCAAAGTCAAGCGATTTTGTAACTTTTTTTACATATTGTTCTTTTTTTCTTGGATTTCTGCTCTACGTACCTTTGTAAGTTTTCCAATATCGCCTAGTGCTTTTCTGGCACGAGCCGCTGAGGCTTTTACACCTTTTTCTTCAAACTTGGCATTTTCTGCCTGATATGTTTCAATTGCTTCCATAATTTGTGCGTCTGTACTCATATTATTACTCCTTTATTGTGGTGGTAGTTTCCTCCTCGTGAGAAAAACTTGTAAAACCATTCTCTTTTATTACATTTAGAACGCTTTCGACACGCCCTTGCAATTCGTCTTTGTGTGAAATCAAATACACACTTCTATTTCCATCCCTTGCCATCTTCTTAAGAACAGCAAGTGATGATTCGACACCATTGGTGTCCATTCCGCTATCTATCAATTCATCAACAAATAACACGTTAATTGTGCTGTATAATGACTCGAAAATGTCACGGAAACTCCAACTTAAACCTAAAATAAGTCTGTTTCTTTCACCTCTACTTAGGTTATCAAAGTCTAAATCACGACCTAATTCAGTAATTTCTACTGTTAAATCGCTCTGGAATACAACATCATGTGGTAATCCCAACTTATCTAAGTAATGTGCTAGGCGAGAATTTAAGTAACTTAAGTTCTGGTCTATAATCTTTTTACGAATAAAACTATCTTTATTAGTTAGTAGTTTCAATAAGAATTCTTGGTGTTCCTGTAAAGAAACCAACGAATTCATGTGTCCGTAGTCTACTTCTTCCAAGGCACTATCACGCATATCTTCTATTTGTTCTGCGTATGGGTCCTCAGTGTTCTTGTTTAGTTCTATTTGTTCTGCTAATTTCTCTACAGAAGATTGATGTTCGTATGCATCAGATAATGTACTATAGAACGTAGCAGGTTTTTTACCAATATCTCCAATACTTTCGATTAGAGTGTTATGTTCGGTTAACGAAGTTTCATTAGTAGACAGTTGTTCTGTCGCTTCGGTCTTCTGTGTACTTTTGTTTGTTAGTATCTCACCTTGTTTCTCATCGTGTATTTCTTGACCACACGCATGGCATTTATGTTCTTCGATTAGTTTTATTTCATTATCTAATCTTTCTATTAGTGCAGTTTGTTTTGTATTGTCAGCCTCGATACTATTAATCCAAGAAGTAGCAGTAGATTTAGCCGCCAAATTTTCATTATATGTAACTAACAAAGCATGGTTCTTTAATTCACCTTCAATGTCTACATGCGACAATGATTCAAGTGCGGACTCTAATGTTTCTAAGTCTGTTTGTTGTTTGTTACTCCAAACTTTCTGTCTACGTTCGATATCTTTAATACTTTTTAGAATACGAGCATTTGTGTCTTCTTTAGCCTTAAGTGAATATTCTTCTTCTTTGATTTGTTCTTTTGTGTTCTTTGAAATCTCTTTAAGTGCATCTGCTTTACGAGAGAGTTCTGTAATTCCTAGAAGTTCTTCGATAAGTTCACGTTGGTCACCAGCACGTAATGCCAGAAATGGCTCAGTGTATGTATTCAGTGCAACAATGTGTTTGAACATTGCATGAGAAAGACCAATGATACTCTCTACTTCAAATTGGGTCATTCGCATTTCACCTTGACCAGCATTCTCTACATCATTATCACCAAGTTCCATGCCATCACGCATGAAATGAAATACATTAGGAGAACGACCACGTTCAATGCGATATTCATTTCCGTTGTATGTGAAATCAACAGTAACCATCATGCCTTTGCCGTTAGTCTTGTTAATTAGATTGTTCTGCTTAATGTTTGTAAGTGCTTTACCATATAGTCCATACGATAACGCATTGATTAAAGTGGTCTTACCAGTTCCATTACGAGAACCATCCCCACCCAAATCGATGTTGTTACCCAAGACTAAAGTCAGTTCATCTTGGTTTAATGTTACAGCCTGAGTAACATTACCCACACTCATAAAATTTCTTATTGTTATATTCTTAATTATTAACAAACTTATACCTCTCTTGCGTACGTTCCATATTGTATCGGGTCAATCGACAATTCGTTGACATTGATATACTCTGGTTGATTGATTGCCCATACTACTAACTCTGCAATGTATTCGACATCAATCAGTTTTCTATCAGGATGTTTCTTTATCACACTTGGTGTTGTTAAACTTCCTGGTGAAATTAGTGTTGTTTTTATATTACTACCACCCATTGCTTTA